CGCAAATCGCAGGTTTGTAACGCAAATTGCAGCGCCGAGCGTTACATCAACCCGTAATACACATAGCTCGAAAAAACCGTTACAAATCAACAACTTACATAAATAAATAAAAAAAAAAAAAAAAAAAATTATTATTATTAGGAGTTTGTAACGCATGTAACGCACTTTTTTATGTGTCGGTCAAAATTTTCCCATCTAAGCTTAGACTCTCCATAAATTGTTTTGGAGAGTTTCAAACTCACACATTCTTGTTTTTTCCCGTTTTCTCTGGAAGTTGCGTTACATGCGTTACAACCACATAATACCCCGCTCAAACCCGCGCCATTCAAGGCTTCCAGCGTTACGCTGTCCAGTGTTACAAACTCCCAATTTGCGTTACATGCGTTACAACCTCCTAATAATACAACCCCAACCCGGGAAATCCGTCTAAGCTTAGATGGGCCTTGCGCCCCACACCCAACATACGTATACTACGCCCTCCAACCACTTTTTCTCCCCCCAATCATGGAATACACCCTCGACCTCCCCGACACCCTCATCACCAAATTCGCCCACATGGGCTACGACGACCCCCTCGAAGGACTGCAAGATGCAGCAAAGCTCCTGCTGGGCTTCGGCCCCGAGGCATGGGGTACTATGACTGCGGGGGCAAAGGCGGCGGGCGTCACGCCAGCAAAATTTGTATTAGCGCAAATGGAAAGCCGCAAGGACGCAGAACCGCCGCTGACCAAGGCCACGGCACGCAAACCTCTGCGGCCCAACAACGCGGAGCGGGACGCCCAAATCTGGGAGATGGCACGCACGGGTTCCACCCATGCAAAAATTGCCGCCACCTATGGCTTGTCAGTCATCCGGGTATCTCAAATCGTGGCCCTGCAACGCGCCCGGAGTCTAAGCTTAGACGCCCCCCAAAAGGCTTGACAAGTAGGTATTATTAGTATATAATGTATTTCATGGGGTCGGGAATCGTCCTGACCCCGCAGCCAGCCTTCCCCCTTTGCGGCTTTGTCCTTTAATAATTTGTTTCTGTTAGGTTTAACCGTAAGTATTTGGGTTCATGCCCATCTAAGGTTAGACCGATCAAGCCGTCGCTGGTACTCAAGACCAGAAGCCATGCAGTAGGAATTGCGCTGACAACAAGAAGGACATGCAAGACAGTAGGTGGACGTCAGTTATCAGGCCGTTGCGCCTGTTACTTATGCCAGACCCCACTGAGGATATTGCAGCACACCCATAAGCAGACATGAGATCACTTCCCGTGGTGAAACGAGACGTAGGGTATAGCCCCTGCATGCCGTGGCGTGTGAAGTAGTGCAGAGGATAGGGACACACCAGTCACCTGCTGCCGAAAAACACAGCGACATGCAAAAGCGACGAAGTAGGGTTGGCGGAACGCTAACCCTACGCTACATACCTAAATGGGTGAGTTCCTCTGCCAGAAATGGGTTACGAACTCTTGAGCGTGGGGACGGGCACAGCCCGGATATATCCACCTGACAAACCCTATCGTATGCCAAGGACACCCAGCGATGGGTGACATCCTGAAGGACATGGTTTACCCGTGTCCTTTGTGATGGGGCAATAGTGCCACCGTCTAAGCTTAGAAAGACGATCATGAACGGATACAAAGCCTTTTACCGCAACAAAACCATCGAGGTCTATGCGAACACCTCATACGAAGCCCAGCAGAAAGCCGCCGCCATGTTCAAAGCCAAGAAGGCTTGGGAAGTGACCGTCGTGCTGTGCGAACTCGCTGGTGCTCAGGTAACCCACACTGCCGACATTTGAGCGGAGCACAGCAATGATTGAGTTCAGACGCGAATCCGAGTTTGAGGATATGACGCGATGCCGTGAGTACGGCATCCATGCAGAGGACGACCAGCGAGTCGGCGGGTTGTATGTATACGACGATGTGGGGTACACCAGCATCCATACCCAGCGCAACGCTACGCAGCGGGTAGACACCACAGACCTCGACGTGCTCAAGGTCATCGTGGCCGGGCTGATTGCAGGAGCACAGCAATGAGCGAACGATATTGGGCCAAAAGCAAATCCACCGGCCGAACGGTGTGGGAATACTGCGAAGACCGTCCCCTCCCATACGTTGTGGGGTACATCGTCGAGAAAAAGAACAAACACCGCTGCCGTGACTGGCTGGTGTATTGGTACGACCGCGAATGGGAGCGCACGTACCTCGGGCTACTCAAAGACATGCGGCCCACCGAAGCCAAAGCCGTAGCGCAACTGCTGATCGGAGCACAGCAATGAAAGCCGAATCTGAATGGGTAGAAGCTGAGGATTGGTACAGTTTCTTCGGCGAACTCGACCGCATAAGGGCCGTGCTGCGCAAGCCGTGCGTGGCCTATCCACGATGGACGGCCAGGATAAGGATGATCGACGGTGCGGTAGCAAAGGTGCCGCTCAACCCCGAGCTAACCTTAGACGAAGCGAAGGCCGTAGTGCAGACACTCGCAGGAGCACAGCAATGAAATTCCAATGGATAAAAAACAAACCGTTCACACAGGAACTGCTGGAGTCGTGGACGCTGTGGGTGTGCGACAAGGGCGGTAGGCCCGGGGGGCGCATGGGTACGCTGTACCAACTCGAAGACAAAAGCTACATCCTGCTGGAGCGCAAGCACGAAGCCACGCCTTACTTCCTCGATGCCGATCTAAGCTTAGAAGAAGCCCAGCGCGCGGCCAAGTTATTCCTCTGTGTGGGAGTGGCAGCATGAAGATTACCGATGGTGAGTATGGATGGGTGCACCTCAACTGGTTCCGGGATAACAACATAGCCGAGGCATGGAAGCTGGTGTGTGGGCCTACCGACCCGACCTCGTATGGGTTTCTCCTGCGGGGCAAGGCTGGCCGGGGCTGGGTTATCTCGAACGATGTGCTGGGCTTTCAGCCTATTGCAACACTACCCAAGACACTGAGTGCGGCCAATGCCCAGAGCGCAGCAAAACTGATGCTCCTCGCAAGGGAGGTGGTATGAAGATTAAATGGAAAGACAGCAAGCAGCTCAAGCGCAACCATCTCGAAATCAATGGGCGGCTGATGGGTTGGATATCCGTGGAGGATACGGGGTTCAGTGTTCTCTGCATGTGGATGCGAGAGCCGGGCGACGATCGTGTGTTGGCAGGGCTGATGTACCCGACGCAGTACCCGGAGGACACGATCTTCGAGACCTTTGCACAAGCCCGGGCTGCACTGCTCGACTCGGCCCGTGTGATCTACATGGGCGGATGGAGGAACGACGTATGAGCGACGATGACGAAGGCGTTGACATTAAATTTGGCAGCGCAGACGAGACGACATACAACGGCATCTGGCGCAGGGTGTTCGATGACTGCGTGACGTTCCAGCCTGACTACTTGAGAAGCTTACAAGTCAGTTCGTGGGACTACGCAGTGATGAAGTATCCGTTCGTGCCGGGGTTCCATGTGGTGCAGTTCGAGGACAACTTCGACGATGACGATACCGTCCTGTCCACACACAAGACACTGCATGAAGCAATGGGCGTGTTGAAAATCCTGCTGGCTGCTGGTGGGGTGAAGTATGACTGAGCCGTCTAAGGTTAGACCATACAAGTGGCAACGCAACAACGCCGGGGGCCTTACGCTCACGAAGTGGCGCCCACCCAAAACATACCGCCGTGCCGATGGCACCGAGTGGACAGTACCCGGTAACTACAACCAGTGCGCCGATGTATTCCGCGCCAAGAAGGGCGACCGCTGGGTAGCTCGCTGGCTCCTGTGGAATGGCTCCAACCACAACTGGAAACAAGGCAGCACGCCAACCCTGCGAGAAGCCATGCGACTGGCGAAGTTTATGGTGGGGATGCAAGATGGACATTGAATGGGGCAGGCTGCACAGCACAGAAAACTACAAGGTCGCACAAGAGGGAAGCAGGGTGCGCGGGTGGGTCGTGCTGATCGACGGCAAATGGATAGCCCGCAATGACACCGGCACCATCCGTGCCGACTTCGACACGATGGAAGAAGCCCAAAACTTCCTGACACTGTTACTTAAAGCACAAGGAGAAAACACATGACCAACCACACACATCTTCTAATCTGCACAACCTGTTACGCAGAGCGCATCCCTCCCGCCCGTCGCAAGCTGGGCTACATGACTTGTTTAAGTTGTGGGGAGAAAGCAGCATCTAAGGTTAGACACACGATAGCCCCGATGCATAAAAGCAACTACATGCTGTTCACTGACCTGAACGACCTCAAGGGAATCAACAACAAGGGCGGGTTGCACAGATGAACGATGACCTGTGGCACAGCACGGGGAAAGGCAAGTGGCAGTACGTTGACATTGACTCCCCACGCTGGATGCGGGACACCGCGCATATTGTGGTGTACGGCAAAACCGCGTGGCACCTGTTCATCAACCGCACCTACGTCGCAACATTCAACACATGGGGAGAAGCACGAGACGCCACGCCCATGATGATCAAACTCCACGGATACGAAAGCAAATCATGACACCGTACACCAAACTCAAATTCCACCTCGAACGCCACGCCTACAAGAAAGGCATGTTCAAAGGCGAAGCCCCTGCCGACTCATCACGGCGCAGCAAAAACCATTTCCGTGTTGTGCGCCAAGGCGACCTCATGTGCGTGAGGATGTACAACACCAACCTGATCGAAGTCACGCCCGACAACAAGATCACCATCAGCATGGGCGGCTGGTGGACAAACACGACCAAGCAAAACCTCAACGAAGCGCTGTCTACATTCATAGGGTGGGGCGGTGTGGGCAGCCGACGCCTGTTCAACTACAGCCAGATGTGTATCCGCGCAAAGGGCAAGGACTACAAGTACTATGACGGCATGGAGTTCGACGCCGAGGGCAACGTGCTATCGGAATTGCAGTGCTTCGAGCGCAAGTGCACCGACAAAGACGAAACCGCAGAGTTCCGCGCAGACATTGAAGCATCCGGGTTCAAGGAAGTCTGGCCGGTGTTGTTTGGCACGGCCGAGCCGCGCAGGGTATGGCTAACCGTCTCCCTCAAGAAAGCCGTCACCGAAGAACACCACGCCTATATGTGGGCCGACATTGCATCGCATTTCAAGTGCCTTTTCGACGACCACAAGGCAGCCTACCAATCCATCGTGCGGCAATGCACACGAGACATGACCGAGATTGTGCGGACAGACGTAAGCGTTATCTAAGCTTAGATACGGAGAATGAAATGACCGAAGAAATCAAACTGACCTACGAAGAACGCCAAGCGTTGCCCGTGATACGCAAGCTGTTGAAACGCAAACCGGACGCAGCCAACCTAATCATGCAGGGCATGGCCAAAGAAGTAGCAGTCAACGTGCTGCTCCAAGCGCAGAAAGAACTCGCCGATCTGCTCAAGGTGAGCCAAGCAATCAGCGCCGCTGCTGGAGAGATAGCGAAGCTGGATAAGGCGGAGTAGAATAGTCGCAACCCCGAAGGATGGCAGTCCAACGGGGTCACTTCCCAAATCATCATGCAAGGACATGACAACATGAGCGATATTGATTCTACCCGGTTGCGGGAACTCCTGAACTACGACCCCGCGACTGGCGTGTTTACTTGGCGCGTGAAGGTGAGCCGTAAGGTAGTTGTTGGCGCAGTAGCTGGCAATCGCACCCCCGCAGGGTACGTGCATATTCAGATGCACGGTGTTCGGTACTACGCACATCGCCTTGCGTGGTGCTATGTGTACGGTAGCTGGCCAACTGGTGTGGTTGACCATATCAACGGCGTCAAGGATGACAATCGAATCGCCAACCTGCGGGACGTATCTCAACGCGCCAATACGCAAAACACCACGAAGCCCCGCAAGGCTAACCCGTACCTTGGCGTAAGTAAGAAACGCAAGAAGTGGCTGGCGCAGATCAGCGACCACGGAAAGCATGTCCGGATTGGCTTGTTCAATACTCCGGAAGAAGCCCACGCTGCATACGTAGAAGCAAAACGTAAGCTGCACGCAGGCTGCACCATCTAAGCTTAGACGAACTCAACTTGCAGAGCATGACTGCCCGTGCTCTGTTGGGTGCGTTCGCACCATTTCAACCAACCTAAATAGGAAAACATCATGCAAGTCAACTTCTCTCAAGCCATCAATCTCGTCCGTACTGTGGGCACCGCCAACACGCTGTTGTTCCGTGGCGCTCCGGGCCAAGGCAAGTCCTCAATCCTGCACACCCTCGCCGCTGAGATGCCCGACTATCTGCCGTGCTATATCGACTGCACCAACCTCGACCTTGGTGACCTCGGCATGCCGGTCATCAACCGCGAGACAATGATTACTGAGTACGCACCAAACGCCCGGTTTGGGTTGGGCCGTGACCAGAACCGCCCGGTTCTGCTGATGCTTGACGAGTTGACAAAAGCTTCTCGCCCCGTGATGAACATGCTGCTGCCCGTGATTCTCGAACGCCGATTGGCTGACGTGAACTTGCCTACTGGCTCAATTGTGTTCGCCACTGGCAACCTTGACACTGACGGCGTGGGCGATTCGATGCCCGCACATGCTGCCAACCGCATGACTACTCTGGACTATGCGAACCCCACGAGCGATGAATGGTTGCAGTGGGCCAGCAACAATGACATTACCCCCGAGGTTATGGCGTTTGCTAAACAGTTTCCGCAGGTGTTTGATCGGTACGACCAGTTGGATAAGAAGGATAAAAATCCGTATATCTTTTCGCCGCTCACTGGTAATACCCGGGCGTTCTGTTCTCCCCGTTCGCTGGCCAAGGCCAGCAACTTGATCGCTCAGCGTGAAGTCCTTGGCTCTGCCATGCTGCCGGCCCTTGCCGGTACGGTGGGCGAAGCTGCTGCCCGTGACATGGAAGCACTGGTCAATCTCGCAGACCAACTGCCGCTGTTCGAGAGCATCGTCGAGTCCCCGGCCAAGACCAAGGTGCCCACGAGTGTCGGTGCCCTGTTCATCCTGTCCTTCATGCTGGCCAGCCGTGTGGATGCAGACACACTCGATGCAGTGATGGAGTACGCCGATCGCATAAGCGAGCAATCCTTCGAGGCACACGCCCTGTTCATCACATCGCTGGCAACCAACAAGTCCAAGGTCGGCATGGCATGTCGCAATCGCAAGTTCACCGCAGCAGCCGCCAAGCTGGGCAAGTACTTCTGATGAAGTCGGGGTTTATGTACATGATGCCCCTCGATAGCCCGTACTACGCACTGGTTCCTACACGCCGCTGGTATGCGCCGTGGCTGTGGGATGTGCAGGGCCTCACCATCGAGGCGTACTTCAGGGACACCCAACAACTACTGCTGTCTAAGGTTAGACGCGACGAAGCCTACGGCCTCATGAAAATTCTTGGGGCTATCAATCTGGAGAACTGAAATGATGAAATACGTGACCTTCAAGGGCTGCCTCGCCCTGTACCTTATCTTCGGCGTGGCTGCCAGATTCATGATGCCAACGGACAGCACCACGGAACAGTGGGTAGCGTACGTCGTTGCGCTCGTGGTTCTGATTCTGGTTGACCTGTTGTCGTTCAAGCAAGGGCTCCGCAAGGGCCTCAATATCGCAGACGAAGTGCTCAAAGACCTGTGCAAAGAAAAGAAGATAAAGGTGGTGCCCAATGTCTAACGAACCCACACTGGAACAAATCAACGGCGCGCTGGAGGAGCTCGCGCTCCTCATGGCCGACTGCGATGACCACCAACTGGAAATCTTCAGCGCCCTGTACGCCAAGGCGTACACCATCAAACTGCGACTCATGAAGGAGAACCCCCATGCTAGTCATTGAACACACATCCAACGGACAACGCATCGTCAAGCTGCGCAAGGACTGGCACCCATCCATGATGAGCAAAGCCTACCAACCCCGCCAGAAGAACTACGTAGATGGCATCCACATGCAGCGACTGCAAACGGCACTGCTGAGAAAGGATAGGAAATGAGACCGTTCGTACCGCAGATCGTAGCCTCGTTGCGTGAAGACGATACGTGGACACTTGACAAGCACTGGGCGACCAACGACAAGCTGGGCGTGAAAGTGTGGACGGCCAATGGGATGTTGTACGCCCACCTCGATTGGGCTGCGTCGCGCCGATCATACGGTGGGTGGGGGGACGAAATGCGAATCCGCCTATCCCTGCGTGAGAAGTTCGCTATCTGGCAAGCCTACAAGGAACTGCGAAAGCGCAAGCGCCACAACGTCTACGACGTGGTGCTGGAAACCGTCATCCAACGACGACTGAATGGAGAAACCACATGAGCGCATTTGATACAGCCCGTGACATACGACTGCCGGGCGTCGTGATTGAGCGGGTCTACATCGACCCCAAGCTGCTGACAACACGCATGAAGAACGCAGTCAAGAAGATGCTGCGTGAAGGGCGTGCACACGGTAGCTGGAGCAGCAAGAGCAAGGCCTTGGCCATGAAGCTGGCCGAGTGCAACGACGTCATGGTGGTTGGCAGTACCGGATGGGGCTTCTCGGCTCCGCCGCGCCACACCTACGGCGATGACACGATAGCAGAAGTCCTTGCACTGATCGACGCTGACGAAGCGCTGGAGTTGATTGACGACGCGCAGCACTACCCCGCCCCCCACCTGCATAACGTGCAGAAACGCACACGCGACAAGCACGAACGCAACCGGGAGATTATCCGAATCGCTACCCCGCATCGCTGGATGGGTCGGGGACATAGCAAAGAAATCATGTTCCAGATGATCGACGTGTTCACCAAGACCCGCAGCCAGCACCTGATCGAACGCGCAGAAAAAGTGTGCGCCATGCTCGACAACAACGAGCCCATCGAGATTTCCATTTCTCACTAACCATCTAAGCTTAGACAACCACAAAGGAAAACACCATGCAAGTAGCTGACCGTATCAAGAAGGCGCACATCGCCATCATGCAGCACAAGAAGTTCTGTGCGTACTCAGGCATCCTCGCGTGTGGCAAGGTCACCGTCAATGACGCCGTGCCCACCGCTGCAACCGATGGCTGGAACGTGATCTACAACCCGGCGTTCATCGAGGCGAACATGCCCACCGACCCGGAGCTTCGCTTCCTCGTACTGCACGAGGCAACGCACAAGGCGTACCGGCACATGGTGACGTGGCGCAAGCTGCACGAAGAAAACGCGATGCTGGCCAACGTCGCAGCCGACCACTTCGTGAACCTGCACCTTCAAGATACGGACGACAACGAAGGCTTCATCAAGATGCCCAAGCTGGGTATCCAGCCCGACCCCAAGTACCGTGGCTGGTCGGTGGCCATGATCTACCAAGACCTCAAGCAACAGATGGAGCAGCAGGGTGGCGGCGGTGGTCAGGGCGACGGTATGGACGAGCATGATTGGGACAGCAACGATGCCAACGGCGACCCGGCCAAGGAGCAGGAGCAAGCCGACGAAATCCAACGTGCCATTCGCCAAGGCGAAATCCTGCGCAAGAAGCTGGCAGGTAAGGGGGCCGGTGGTCAGGACGGTGTGTTCGGTGACCTGATGCAGCCCAAGCTGGACTGGCGCAAGCTGCTGCGTGAGTTCGTGACCGAGACTTGCGCGGGGCGTGACGAGTCGTCGTGGCGCAAGCCCAACCGTAGGTACCTGAGCCAAGACATTTACATGCCTACGATGGTAGGCACTACTATGACGCGCCTCGTTGTCGGCATCGACACGTCGGGTTCGATCTGGGGCTCTCCCGAGATGGATCAGTTTGCCGCCGAACTCAAGCGCATCGTGGAGGACGTGAACCCCAAGCTGATCGACGTTGTGTATTGGGACACGCAAGTGGCCGGGCACCAGACGTTCGAGGACGGGCAGTTCGCAGTGCAGAGCCTGCAACCCAGAGGCGGTGGCGGCACTGACGGCAGCGTGTTGTTCGACTACCTGCGTGACAAACAGATTCGCCCTGACGCCATCGTGCAGCTGACTGACGGCTATGTGGGTGACTGGGGCAACACGGACATTCCGACGCTGTGGGGCATCACTTCGCAGGGTATCTCTGCGCCGTTCGGGGTAAGCGTCCATATCGAGGTGTGACATGAAGCTTTCTCGATGGTCTAGGTCCACGAGTTTCACCAATGCCGAATGGGAATGGTACCTGCACCTGACGCTTCCGGAACTGAATCGGTGGGGCGACCCATACCGAGCACGGATTTCTCCAGCGTTGGGGGCGGACCGCATGCGGGTTCTCGAAGTGTGGAGCCCGGACGAAGTGGAGTGGGAGGAGTTTGCCCAATCCACGGACTTGAAAGCCCTCAAAGCAATCGGCCGTCTTGAGGCGGCAAGGAGACTTGTATGAAATTCAAGTGGGAACCGTCCTACCACGGGGATGATGTTGACCTGTATCTAACCTTAGACGACGGGCGCAATGGGGTGGTGGCGTTTGTCCGCCCTGCCCGCAGCAATAGCTCTCAGTTCATGTCTGATGACACCCGATGGCTGGCGCTCAGTATATTGGGTGACTTCCCCGACGAAGACGTACCGCTGCCAACGAAACGTGCAGCCATGCTGAAAGCCCGCAGGGAATCTATGGCGCTGTGGATCAGCGTAGATCAGGAGACACGTGATGGCTGCGTCAACTAAATACCAAGGCCCGGCCAAGCCGGTGCCTACCTACCGCGACCCGTTCCCGGACTCGTGGCTGCTGGCGGCGTTTGCAGTGATGGCCGCCGCGTTTGTGTTCATCGTGTTTGTAATGGAGTGGTGATATGGGATACAGAAGCGATGTGGTGGCGGTGATTTACCCCGATGCAACGTCCGACGAAGACGCCGCGCTCAAGTACGAGCAACTCAAAGTCCTGATGCAGACCACGTTCAAGGACGTTATGGAGGATGGCTTCGGCGGGGACATGGAGTGGGTCGACGACAAGCAGGTGCTCAAGTTCGACATTCAAAACGTCAAGTGGTACGACTCATACCCCGACGTGCGGCGGTTCATGGCCATGCTGCATGACTTGTACTGCGACGCCAACGAGGGCGATGACGTCATTGGTGGCTACTGCACCGAGTTCGTGCGTATCGGCGAGGATTACGACGACGTGGAGCGAGAAACCCACGGCCACAACCAGTGCTACTACCTGAGCGTCAGCCGCGGAATCGTGTGTGATGTATGAGCCGTCTAAGCTTAGACGACTTCGAGTGGGTGGAGCAGGGCTTCGACAAGTGGGACCTTATGCACAAGACCCATGAGTTCAAGATCGCCGTCATTCGCAACTTCAACGGGTGGCATGTGCAGGTTCTTCGTGATGAGAGCCAGACCGACCCTATCCACGTCGATACCTTCGACGCCGCACAAGCAATCGCGCAGATCACCGCTGCGCAACACATGGGGAAATATCATGAGCAGTTCCGTAAGAGAAGTTACAGCCGCAGAGTTAAAACAGCTGGACCCCCGCCGTTTCGACCGGGAGTATTCGAAGTGGGCTGAGTGGCAGTGGCAGGACGACTGGTATGTCGAGGACGCGCTTTCGTACTTCAAGGAGAAGTACCAATCCAAGGGCTTCGAGATTGACGAGTTGAATTACCACGTCTCGTACAGCCAAGGCGACTACGGCTCGTTCAATGGCCGTGTGTTCATCTCGGAGTGGATGCAGGCGACGCTGACCTGCACTGATGGGCCGACCTATGCCGAGCGTTATCCGGCGCTGTACCTTGCATGTTGTGAGGACGGTAGCTACATGAACATTCATGGCGAGGACGATCGCCGTGGGTGGCGCATGGACTTCCAAGAGGGTTGGACTGGCGTGGGGCCGAGCGGCATCTTTGCCAACATGCCCGAGGAAGATTGGGACGAACTGGTGGCCGACCAAGCCTACGACGCTGGCCTTGAGGACGAAATGATCCGCTACTGCCAGAGCATCGGCCGGGAGATTTACGCCATGCTGCTCGACAGCTACGAACACGCGACCAGTGAGGAGTCTTTCCTTGAGTCGTGCGAAGCCAACAACATAACCTTTGAAGTGGAGATTGAAGATGAAGTACCTGCTTGAATTGGGCAACGAGAAGAAGCTGCTGCTGACTGCGCACCAGCTTGAGGTTCTGGTCACCGCCGTGGACGGCGCGGACATGCTGATCAATAAGCACGTCGGGGACAAGAAGGGCACCCACGGATACAACAATTGCTACATCCACGATGTACAGACCCGGCGGGTACACGAGTGGCTGGACGTCAAGCCCGTGGCCGACGACTACCTCGACACCATCAAACTCGCAGTGAAGCTGCATGAAGAGGAAGACTGAAATGAACTACATGACTGACACCAAACCCGACACCGTTGCTGGCATCGCACGTTCTGCCATGCTGGTTGACCTCAACATCGCCGTGTATTCTGGACGGAAACAAGATAAGCATACCCAGAGCGAAGTAACGGCGGCAAAGGGGGCGGCGTCCAAAAAAGCTGCGTCCGTGTACAAAAACCTGTTTTGCGATTGCAAGGAACTCGACGCCATCACCAAGTTCCAAGCCCGTGCCCGGGCCGAACACTACCGCCTGACGATGCCGTGGAACGACCAAGGTGCGCGGCTGCTGCCCACTGCGGCTCTGCTGGACTACCAGAAGACGATGGGTCGGTATCAGGCTGAGTTCCAACTGCTGGTCGATGCGTTCCTCGACAAGTACGACACGCTCGTGGCGTCCGCTGCGTTCCAGCTTGGCACCCTGTTCGATCGTGACGAGTACCCCACCCGTGTGCAGGTTGCCCGTAGGTTCCGCATGGACATTGGCTTCACGCCGCTGCCGACCGCAGGGGACTTCCGGCTTGACATCGAGAGCGAGGTGCAGCGTGAACTGGTGCAGCAGTACGAGCGCCGCCTTGAGGCACAGGTGACGCAGGCTACACAAGATGCGTGGGACAGGCTCTACAAAGCCCTCTCCCGTATGTCCGATCGGCTGGTGATTGAAGAGGACGGCAAGAAGCGCACATTCCACGACACGCTGGTGACCAATGCGCAGGAACTGTGCGAACTGCTCACCGTGATGAACATCACCAACGACCCCAAGCTAGAGTCAGCGCGCCGTCAGCTCGAAGGCGTATTGTCTGGCGTAACCCCGAAAGAACTGCGAGAAGAAGATGGCACTCGGATTGAAACTAAGAAGCGCGTTGACGACATTCTGGCAGCTTTCGACTGGGGTCACGTACCGGAAGCTGAAGAGGGAGAGGCTGCGCAATGAGGGTAATTGGCAGAAGTTTGCGGCGTATGTCAGCGACTGCCGCCGACTACAAACAACCAGCCCCGGCGCCATCCACTACCACATGGAACACATGACCGAAGACTACGAATTCAGATACGAACAACGCGGCGACATGTACATGCTTCGCTGCTGGCACAACGGCGTCGAGCGCAATGAACGGCACTTGATTGACAACATGCCAGAGTGGTTACGCGCCATTCTGGATACGGCACGAGTGGCTGGAGCAATCCGGCCGATCGTAACGCCGCCACCAGAGGTCATCCTCTGGTTCCGCACTGACGACAACCGCAACCTCACGGAATTTATCGAGCTCAAATGAACTACGACCACCTCACCAACAGCGAACTCCTGCGTCACGCAGACGGCCAAGCCGGCCTGATCAAAGCCCTAGCCGAACGGCTGGAGATGTGTATGCGGGAGCTCGAAGAAAAGTTCGAACCCCGCCCTGCGGACGACGACAAACAACTCAAACTCTTCTAAGCTTAGACGGAGAACATCATGCCTGATCTTCAAACCGAACTGTCCAAAGTCATCAATGCATGGGAGGCCCCCGAGGCTTCCGTAGCCGTTGCGAAACGAGCTCCCCCACAACATGCATTCAAGGTAACCACCAACACCAGCCGCGCCACGTTTGATTACATACGAGACAACCCCGGTGTGAGCCGCGCGCAAGCTGTTCACGCACTGACCGAGCAGGGCTACAAGAGAACGTCAACGTCTTCGCTGATGGTGCAGATGTTGCGGCAAGGGATGCTGCGAGAATCGAATGGCGCCCTGTTCGTCGCACAGGCGGAGTACACCCCGGTCAAGGCACGGCTCGTGAAGCCTACGAAACCTGTGAAGGCCCCTGCAACCAAGGCCAAGCGTAAGTACGTGCGCCGCAACGCAGCCGCAAAAGCTGCGGCATATGAAGCCCATGAGAACTACAACCCCACGGCGCTCGACACCCCGACCAAAGAGTTCGATGCTGAGGAATTTGTGAACGCGCTCACGCTCAAGCAAGCCAAGGCTGTGTTCATGAAGCTCAAGGAGGTCTTCGCATGACTGAGGAAGACGACGAGTTCGAGCGCGTCGAGCGAGAAATCAAGCTGCGCCAAGAGAACTGCAAACACAATTGGGTCGAGGGCAGCAATACCGACCGCCCTGCATACCGTTGCACCCGCTGTGGTGCGTGGAGGTTCGTGGAATGAGCATCGAAGCAATGAAGCAGGCGCTGGAGGCGTTGGAAGACTTGTACGCCGAGCAGAACGCTGCGCCGCTGTGGAAGCGCCGAGAGCACTGGGAAAACGCCATGATTAAAGCGGATGTGGCAATTCCTAACCTGCGAAGCGCCATAGAGCAAGCAGAGTCCGCATACCAGCGTGGCTACATAGACGGCATGGCAAAAGGTCGCCAAGACACCGCCATCGAGCAAGCAGAGAAGCAGGAGCCGGTGTGCCGTTACCCCCGATGCAGTTGCAACAGCAAAGATTGGTGTGATCCGGCACGACAGCAAGCCCTCGACAAGATGTCGGAGAACGCCAGAGAACTGGGGCTGGACTACGAACCCAAGGAGAAGAAATGATTCCCCAAACAGCATGGGCCAACAAGAGGAGCCCGTACACAGGCAAGGTGCCGATGAAAGAGGTGCCCGTGCCCAAGATCGTGCAGCCGCGCAAGGGGCACACCAAGTATGATGAAGAGTTCGAGAAGCTGCTGGAGTTCAAGTCCGGCATCGAGTCCACGGAGGAAGGCTTTGAAGTCCTGCGCCGTGCGATGCAACGGTTCGTGAAGTTCCGTGGCCTACAAGAACAAGTCAGCATCCGCAGACAGATCGACCGCAAGACACGCATGGTGACGCTGTGGTTGGAACCCAAGGAGAAGAAATGACACCGGCAGAACTTTTGCACACCGATGCGGCAAGGTACGCAACTAACCGCAAGAACGCCTACATCTCGGCAATGCACAATGGCAAGGCTGAGCCAATGAGCGAGGAGCAGTTGAACAGCATATGGCTTGCTCATTACGAGGGTTATCGAGAGGGGTACTGGGTCGCTACTGGCGACAACAAGTTCTCGACCGACCCAGCCAAGTTGCAGGAGAAAAACAGATGACCCTCGACCCCAAAAGCCCGTTCAACTGGTACTTGCGCACGGAGCCCAGCATCTTTGCACAGGATGCCTACTTCAGACCCAAGGGCGCGCAGGGCAGGACCGGCAGCCAGATCATGACCGAGTACGTTGAGAAGAAACGCTCTGAGGGCATCGAGCCCGGCTCCATCATCGGGCTGGGTAAACTGTCCAAGGAGAAAGAGGAACGCCTGCTGGCGTACAAACACTTTGGTACATACTCCAAAGCCAAACCAACCAAGAAACCCAACAAGCACGAGAAATGAAAACGAGTCTCATCAAGGAGCTTCGCGCAATACTACGAGGTCACCCTGAAGGCTTGTCCACCCCGGCTCTGGCCGCGATGACCTCACGGAAGAACAACAATGTCCGTAACACCCTCATGCGAATGCCCGACGTCTATATCGACAGATGGCTGCCGACCACGCAAAAAAGTTACAGCGCCGTCTGGTGCATTGTCACCCCACCAGATGACTGCCCTCATCCAACAAGGCAAGTGGTGGCCGTTCGATCGCGTACCCGGCGGGATTCTCGTGAAGATGAACGCGAAGCTGAGCAAAACCCGTATTGAAGAAGCAGAGGAAGCATTACTGTGAACCAAGAAACCCGAACCCGCGCCAACGACCTGCAAGTCAGCGGCACCCACTACAAAGAGATGCCTGTCCAGCCGTGGGAAGTGATGGAGTCTGTGCTGAGCCACGAGGAATTTGTGGGCTTTCTCAAAGGCAACATCATCAAGTACAGCATGCGTGCTGGCCGCAAGGAAGGCACGGACGACGCCAATAAGGCGCGGCACTACAAGATGAAGCTTAACGAGATTCAGCATGGCAAGGACGCCTGAAGCCCGTATAAAAGACGCCATCAAGATGACCTTGGTGCGGCACGACGTCTACCGGGTCATGCCGGTATCGAACGGCATGGGCGCCCACGGCATCCCGGACTTCTTGGTGTGTCACTGCGGCCGCTTCATTGGAATTGAAGCCAAGGCGGGTAGCAACCTGCCAACTGCCCTGCAGATTTCTAATCTTAGACGGATCGACGAGGCCGGCGGCGTGGCGCTGGTCATCAACGAGAAAAACATCGAAGAGCTGGATGGAGTTTTGCATGTCATCAAAATCGGGGGAACCCCCCAATCCAATTACCGACTTTTTGAACGAGAAAAAGAAACCGATGGACCCGACGGTGGCCCGACGCTTAAAAGACGCGGAGCGTAAGCGCAAAGCCTACGTCAAGAAAACAACCAACAACTGGAGAGAACCCCATGAGCAACCTGAGTGCCGGAGTGCAGATACTGATCGACCAACTGGCAAGCAACCCTGACGATTTCTTTGGACCCCTCGGCCTCGACTCCAGTAGGCTATATACGAAAGGTCCGCGGATTAAGTTCTACGAATTTGAGCGGGCGTTGCGAGTGCTGACTCTTGGCCAGCAGGGTGATGGCGACACTTTCTGGTTCCTGACCGACGAAGAGAAAGCCGCCCTGCGCGTGGCGTATAAAGAGGCCAGCCGCATCCGGTTCGACGCCAACATCATTGCCACACTGCATGCGAAGCCCGAAGAAGACTACGACCCGCAGGTGGGCACGTATGCGGCGAGTTTGGCAACCAGCATGAACGCCACCCAAAACACGATATCAAACTCGGTGCTGAGCTCCGCGTTCAGTAACGGGGTCACCCTTCGCGCCGAAGGGAGGTCCTAATGAGCGAAGAACTCAACTGCTCCGACGGAGCCAAGATGCTGATCGAGCGGATGAAGACTAACCCGGAGGAGTTCCGGGGCGGCCAAGCCCGCTGGGCAGTCGTCATCAATCAGGTGCTGCAGGTTCGGCGCGGTGCTGTCGAGAACAACATCATGATGTCCAAGCGCGACATGAACGCCCTGTGGGATGCGTTTGAGCAGCACGTCATGGAGCCAGCCCTTGCCGAGTTCGCCATCGAAGAACTGATGATGCCCAAGGCCGAGCGCAAGAAGGTGGAAGTCAAGCCGCTGACCAAGGCGCAGCTTAACCAGCAGGTGAACGAGATGCTGGAGAAGGAGTACCGCCGCATGCAGGCCGCACAAGACGCTGCGTCCAACCCCTACCGCGCGCAACAAAGTGGTGTGCAAAACTCAGCCTACAACCCCTTCCAACCATTCCTATGAAAATTGTTACCTTCGACGCGGAGACCTACTATGACCGCGAGTACAGCCTGAGCAAGATCACGACCGAGGAGTACGTGCGCTCTCCGCTGTTTGAGATGATTGGCTTTGCCATCAAGGTCGACGACGGCCCCACGCAGTGGGTGCCCAAGCCAGAGTGCGAGGCCTTCATCAAGGCGTTCGACTGGTCCGATGCCATGGTGCTGTGCCAGAACACCGCCTTCGACGGCGCGATTCTCAACTGGCGCTACGGCGTCAAGGCCGCCGTGTGGATGGACATTATGGGCATGTCCCGCGCCCTGTTCCCGCATGAGAAGTCACACAGCCTCAAGGCGCAAGCTGAACGGCTGACCGAGGGCGCCAAGGGCGACGAGGTGCTGAACGCGATCGGCAAACGCTACGCCGACTTCAGTGCACACGATCTGGCCAAGTACGCTGAGTACTGCATCAACGACGTAGAGCTGACCTACGAGCTGTTCACCAAATACATGGTGATGGGGTTCCCCAAAGTGGAAATGCGCTTGATCGACCTGACGCTGCGCATGTTCATCGAGCCCGTGCTGGAGCTCGACCGGCCGATGCTGGAGTTGCACTACCAAGAAGTGCTGGAGCGCAAGGAAGCCCTGCTCAATACCGTGCGCGATACCATGCTGGCCAACGCTGAGCCAGAGTTCGTGCGACTGATTTACTCCGAGGGCACCGAGGGCATCAAGAAACTGCTCATGTCCAACGAGAAGTTCGCCGTGGCACTGGAGCTGCTGGGCGTATCGCCCCCAACCAAGATCAGCCAGACCACCGGCAAGGTGGCATGGGCGTTCGCCAAAACCGACGACGCATTCAAAGCCCTTGAGGAACACCCCGATGAACGAGTCCAAGCCCTTGTCGCCGCGCGCCTTGGAAACAAGACGACACTTGAGGAAACTCGTACTCAGCGCTTTATTGGTATGTCTGGCCGAGGCAAGTTTCCTGTACCTCTGCGCTACTATGGGGCCCACTCTGGTCGCTGGTCTGGCCAAGATTCTGTGAACCTGCAGAACCTGCCGTCGCGCGGTGCGAACGCAGGCAAGATCAAGAAGTCCATCAAGGCCCCGCCGGGGTACGTGGTGATCGACTGCGACTCCGCGCAGATTGAGGCGCGGACGCTGGCTTGGCTGGCTGGGCAGGACGATCTGGTGCAAGCTTTCCGGGACAAGCAAGATGTTTATAAACTCATGGCGTCGAAGATTTACGGTATCCCGATTGAGTCAGTCGACAAAACACAGCGACAGGTTGGCAAAACTGTTGTTCTTGGAGCTGGTTACGGCGTCGGCCACAAGAAACTGCAGGCCTTCCTCAAAACTCAGGCAGGGGTTGAAGTTACGCTTGACGAAGCCAAGCGGATTATCGACACGTACCGCAGCACGTCCTTCAAAATCGCCGACCTCTGGGCGAAAGCGGGCCGGGCGCTGAACGCCATGATGACCGGCCAGACCATGGTCATTGACGACGTGGGGCTGGTCACTGCGATCGCAGGCCAAGGCTTGACACTACCCAACGGGCTGCACATCCAATACCCGAACCTGCGGGTGCACGTCGGCGAGAACGGCAACCGGGAGTTGATCTACACGTCCAAGGGGCTGCCGGTGCGCATCTACGGCGGGAAGGTCGTGGAGAACATTTGCCAAGCCGTGGCCCGGCAGATCGTGGCCGAGCAGATGCTGCGCATCGCCAAGCGGTACAAGGTGGTGCTGACCGTGCACGACGCCGTGGCCGTGATCGCCCCCGAGGCCGAGGCCAAGGAAGCCCAAGCCTACGTCGAGCAGTGCATGAGTTGGAACCCCAAGTGGGCGGCAGGGCTGCCGCTGTCCTGCGAGTCTGGCATGGGTGCGAGTTATGGCGACTGCTGACACACGCAACTCCGGTCGCTACGGGCGCGTCGAGCGCGGGGACACACTCCCCTACGGTACGCTGGCAACCGCCAGCTATGAGTTGAAGCAGGCGTACTACGCCTACGGCTACCGCAGGGACGAGGACTGGCCGGAGCTGCCGGTACTGGAGCCCGACCCCGTGGAGGTAGACCCGTACGAAGTGGCGTGCCGGCACGATGTGGCGCGGTTGGTGGAGGAAACGCTGGAGACACTAACCCCGCGCGAAGCCCGGGTGCTGCGCATGCGCTTCGGCATTGGCCTCAATACCGACTACACGTTGGATGAGGTCGGGCAGGTATTTGACGTGACCCGTGAGCGCATCCGGCAGATCGAAGCCAAGGCGCTGCGCAAGCTCAAGCATCCGTACAGACGTGACGTGCTGTGCCACTTGCTGGACTACGAACCGTGGTGGGACTCCCTGTCCGCGGGGCTTCGCCCAAAAAAGAAGTCCTGATAAACTGTTGGTTGACAAATCAACTCCCGGTTCTTTCCATGTCGCTTGCCCATTCCTATTCCGCCATCAAGGATTTCGAAGGCTGCCCCCGCAGGTACCACGAAGTCCGCATTCTCAAAAAGTTCAAATCAAAAGACACCGAAGCCACCCTCTATGGAACCGCAGTACACAAAGCCTTCGAGGACTTCATCAAAGACAACGCCCCACTGCCTGCCAGTTTTGAGGCGTACCGCAAGTTCGTGGAACCTCTCGCTACCCTTGACGCAGACATCCGCTGCGAAGAGAAAATGGGTATCCGAGCTGACTTTACGCCGTGTGGATTCTTTGACAAGGACGTATGGTTCCGAGGAATCCCGGACTATCTTGCCATCTCTCGCAGTGGGAAAGTGGCACGGGTAGCCGACTACAAGACCGGCAAGTCCAGCCGCTACGCGGACACCGCCCAGCTCGAACTCATGGCCGCCATGGTGTTCATCCACCACCCGCAGGTCGAGAAGGTCAAGGGCGCCCTCCTGTTCGTCGTAGTTGGCGACATCATCAAGGCTGAGTACACTCGTGCCCAGCTGCCCGAAATCCTGTCGAAATGGGCCGGCAGGGCCTCGGCAATCGAGAGCGCGTTGGAAGTGGGCGTATGGAACGCCCGCAGTTCAGCCCTCTGCAAGTTCTGCCCAGTCTCATCGTGTGAGCACCACCATGGCAACTAAAAAACGCGATTACGCCGCCGAGTATCGGAACTACCAAGGCACCCCGGCACAACTCAAGGCACAGTCCGAGCGCCACAAGGCGCGGCGCGCCTACGAAAAAGCGCACGGAGACCTCCCTCCCACCGTCGATGTGGACCACAAGAAGGCCATGTCCAAGGGCGGCACGTCTAAGCTTAGCAACCTGCGGGCTGTCCACGAGACCAAGAACACCAGCTTCGCCCGCAACAAAGACGGCTCGATGAAGTCGCAAATTTCCAAGCGCGAACGCAAAAAGTGATGTAGCATGGAGGGGCTGGGCAACCAGCGCTTCATGGATGTTTTCTCCTGTTAGGTTTAGCCCGGTAGTTCCGCTACCGGGCTTCTTTTGCCGTCAATTCTTCTATTTTGTGAGGTCAGTATGGAAATCGTGCAGGACCGTGCACTGCTCTTCAACACACGCAAAGCGTCGCAGATCACGGCGCTCATCCCCAAAAGCAAGATCGTCGAGTCCTACGGCGACGTCGATCGAGTGCTGGTTCATTGGGACTTTGACGAAGTGCAACTGCTTCGCAATCTGGGTATCAAGAACGTGCCCAGCCCCATCCTCAGCCGGTACAAGTGGCCCGGCATGTACACCCCCTTCGAGCACCAGCGCACCACCGCTGAGTTCCTCACCCTCAACCCCCGATGCTTTGTGTTCAACGAGGCCGGCACAGGCAAGACCTCTGCTGCGGCGTGGGCTGCCGACTACCTCATGACCCAAGGGCGCATCAAGCGCGTGCTGATCGTGTGTCCTGTGTCCATCATGGAGACGGCGTGGCGATCGGACCTGTTCAAGACTGTGATGCACCGCACGGTGGCCATTGCGCAAGGCACACGCACCCAGCGTCAGGCTGTGGTCAAGGGCAACTACGAGTTCGTCATCATCAACTTCGACGGCGTGAAGGTCGTGCGTGAGGAGCTGGCGAACGGCGGCTTTGATCTGATCATTGTGGACGAGGCCAACGCCGTCAAGAGCGTGACGACTGAGCGGTGGAAAGCGCTGGCTTCGCTGATCAAGCCCGCCACCCGGCTGTGGCTTATGACGGGTACCCCGGCATCGCAGTCGCCGCTCGACGCATACGGTCTGGCCAAGATGGTCAACCCCGATGGCGTACCCCGGTTCTTCGGTGCGTTCCGCGACAAGGTGATGATCAAACTCACGCAGTACAAGTGGGTGCCGCGCCAAGAGGCCCAGCAGATCGTGCACACGGTCTTGCAGCCGGCGATACGGTTCACCAAGGATGAATGTCTGGACCTGCCGGACCTGCTGTACAACACACGCGACGTGCCGCTCACCGCGCAGCAGACCAAGTACTACGAGGCGCTGCGCAAGCAGATGATGACGATCGCCGCAGGTTCAGAGATTACGGCCGTCAACGCGGCGTCCATGCTCAACAAGCTGCTGCAAGTCTCGCAAGGTGCGGTCTATACGGATGATAAGGACGTGGTGGAGTTCGACGTGTCCAACCGCGTGAGCGAACTCATGGATGTGGTCGACTCGACCGACCGCAAGGTGCTGGTGTTCGTGCCCTACCGGCACACGCTGGACATGCTGCAGGACGAGATGGCCAAGGCCGGGCACACGGCGGCAGTCATCCACGGCGGCGTCGCCGCCTCCCAGCGCGCTGACATCATCAAGCAGTTCCAGACCGAGGACAACCCCCGAGTGCTGCTCATGATTCCGCAGGCTACTGCCCACGGTATCACCCTGACCCGCGCCGACCAAGTTGTCTGGTGGGGGCCGGTGTCGTCTACGGAAATCTACCTACAAGCGAACGCTCGTGCGCACCGCGCCGGGCAGACAAACAAGGTTACAGTCACCCACCTGCAAGGCAGCCCGGTCGAGCGGCGCATGTATACCATGCTGCAAAGCAAAATCGACCTGCACCAGAATTTGGTGGAATTGTATCGACAAGAGCTTGACGGCTAAATTAGACAATGTACAATTTCACCCACAACAGGAGAAAACAATGAGCGACGCGAGCAAACTCGTTCAGGTCTACGTCAAGATACGTGACGCCCGAGACATGAAGCAGCGGCAGATGGAGCAGGAAGTCAACGAGCTCAACGAACAGTTGGGCATCATTGAACAAGAACTGCTGGAAATCTGCAAGGCCACCGGCCAAGACGGCGGCAAAACCCCACATGGGTCGTTCACACGATCCGTCAAAACACGCTACTGGACCAGCGACTGGGACAGTATGTACAAGTTCATCCGTGAGCATGATGCACCCGAGCTGCTGGAGCGGCGAATTCACCAAGGCAACTTCAGTGAGTTCCTGCAACAGAACCCGGACACCATGCCCGCAGGTGTAAACGTCGAGTCCAAGTACTCGGTCACGGTCCGCAGGGCCACTAAGTAACCTCCCATCCAAAGGAAATTTTTATGAGCAACATCGCACTCTTCCAATCCGGTTCCATGGTTCCCGACTATCTGCGCGAAGCAGCAGATGAAACCACCAAAGACATTGCCGGTTCGTCCGGCGGCAAACAGATTTCCATCAAGGGAGGTGTCTGGCGCATGGTGGTTGGCGGCGAAGAAGTGGCCAAGAACGAAGATCGCGCCATGAACCTCGTGGTGATTGCGTCCAGCAAGGGCGTCTCCCGCACGTTCTACGCTGAGAAGTACGAAGAGGGCAAGGATATCAAGCCGACCTGCTGGTCTGCCGAAGGCGACAAGCCCAACGCCGAAGTGGAAAGCCCGCAGAGCTCCAGCTGCGCTACCTGCAAGCAGAACATCGAAGGCTCCGGCGACGGCAAGTCCCGCGCCTGCCGTTACAGCAAGCGTCTGGCCGTGGCTCTGGAGAACGACATTGGTGGCAACATCTACCGCCTGTCGGTGCCCGCCAAGTCCTACTTCGGTAAGGCTGACGGCGACAAGATGCCCCTGCAAGCGTTCGGCAAGTTCCTTGCTGGCCACGGTATTCCAATCACCGGCATCGTGACCGAAGCCCGTTTCGACACCAGCGAAGCTGTGCCTGTGCTCAAGTTCCGCGCCGTGCGCCCCCTGACCCGCGAAGAGTGGGAAGTGGCCAAGACGCAGAGCCAGACCGAGGACGCCAAGCAAGCCGTCGAGTTCAAGATGGTGGTGGGCAAGTCCAAGGGTGAGCAGCAAACCGCCCTGCCGCAAGCCTTCAAGGAAGAGATTCCTGCCAAGGCCGACAAGGTGGAAGCTGAAGAGATGCCCGAACCGACCAAGCGCGCCAGCAAGCCCAAGGCTGAGGCCGCTGCACCCGCAACCAAGAACGTGGCTGCGATTCTGGACGACTGGGCTACGGATGAGGAGTGAAGGTAATGCGCGGGTACGATTCCTTTTTTGTCCAGCGCGTTAAGGGCGTGAAGCATGAGCCTCTGGCACTGCGGGTCTTCGTGAAGGCCTGCATGCGTAACCCACAGCCGATCACCCATCTGGCTGCTTGGTTCGGGGTCTCGCGCAGCACGGTCTACAACTGGATGACTGGACAAACGGTGCCGCACCCGCGCCACCTTGCTGAGATGACTCGCGCTGCAGAGCTGATTAGCTCCGACATGCTGACCGGCAACGGTACGCCCAAGCGCAAGTAATCTCTCAGTCGGGCGGCGGGGAAACTCGCCGCCCTTTTTGTCTCATCCAGTTGTCCGTGAGGTTCCGTGACTGACTTTCTTAACTCCGTTCTACCCACACAGGGCGTCTACTGCGCCGTGGGTATCCGGTCAGGCACCGTCCGGCAGTCGTTTCACCCAACGATCGAGGACGTGGAGGCTGCCGCTGATGGCATGGCCTCTCAAGGAGTAGATGCGTATTTCGCACTGGCGTCGTTCAAGGACGCCGCTGATGGCCGCACTGCTGACAATGCAGCGTTCCTGCGCGCTTTTTTCCTTGACCTTGACTGCGGCTTAGGCAAGCCGTACGTCGACCAAAATGAAGCATCGGTTGCCCTGAGCGAATTCGTCCGCTCGGTCGGTATGCCGACTCCCTACATCGTCAACTCGGGTGGCGGCCTGCATGTGTACTGGCCCCTGACCGAAGACGTACCTGCCGAGGTGTGGTTCCCCCACGCCCGGGCCCTGAAAAAATTGTGTGCAGACCACAACCTGCATGCAGACCCTGCGGTGACTGCGGACCGTGCGCGTATCCTGCGTGTGCCCGGCACCTACAACTTCAAGAACAACCAGCAGCGCCCCGTTCAGGTGGCCGTGGCTGGTGCACCCGTTTCGCTGGCTGACTTCATCAAGCTGCTCCCGGCTCCCGCAATGGACCTGTCCGCAGCCCGGCAGTTTGGCATGGACGACACCACCCGCGAGTTGGGTGGCGAGTTCCCTTCGTGTTCGTTCAGTCGTATCGTGCGCCGCAGTCTCAAGGACGACGGCTGCAACCAGATCAAGATCGCAGTGGTCGAGGCTGCTACGCTGGAAGAGCCCTTGTGGCGCGCCGCCCTGTCGGTGGCTACACGCTGTGAGGACGGTCCGAAGGCCATCCACCAGCTCTCCAAGGCGCACCCCGGCTACACCGCATCGAACACCGAAGCCAAGGCCGCTGAGACCAAGGGCCCCTACACCTGCGAGTGGTACCGCACCAACAATCCGTCGGGATGCGAAGGCTGCAAGCAGAAGGTCGGCAGCCCCATCATGCTGGGCAAGATCGTGCAGGAAGCCCCGGTCGAGAACGATCAGTACATGATCGAGAAGCCGCAGGACGAAGAGTCCCCGGCCGTGACCATGGCCATCCCAGCCTACCCGTTCCCGTACTTCCGGGGCGTCAACGGCGGGGTCTTCAAGAAGGAGCGCACCCCGGACGGCGAAGAGAAAGAGATTGAAATCTACCCGCATGACCTCTACCTGACTGAGCGCTTCTACGACATTGACGAAGGCGGCGACGGCGACGGGGAGATGGTGGGTATCAACCTGCACATGAAGCGTGACGGTGTGCGCCGCTTCTACGCCCCGGTCACCACGCTGTTCACCAAGGACAAGATGCGCGACCTGCTGATCAAGCACGGCGTCGTCGCATACGGAAAACATCTGGACGCCCTCATGGCTTACTTCGCATCAACCATACGCAAGCTGCAGCAGCAGTTCTCTGCCAGCAAGACCCGCAACCAGATGGGCTGGACCCACGACATGCAGGGGTTCGTTGTTGGTGAAGTCGAATACACCGCAAGCGGCGTGAAGCTGGCGCCCCCTGCCAGCGGAACCCGTCAGTTGGCTGCATCGTTCCGGCCCACCGGCGCGCTCGAAGAGTGGCGTCAGATCGTGAACTTCTACGATCGGCCCGGCCTTGAGCCACACGCGCTGACGTTCTTCTTCGGGCTGGGCTCGCCTCTGCTCAAACTGATCGGCGGCAACCACGTCAAGGGTGCGCAGGTGCACCTCAAGCACAACGGCTCGGGCTCCGGCAAGTCCACGGCACAGATGGTGGTCAACTCCATCTTTGGCTCACCAGATGAGCTACTGATGAAAAAAGAAGACACCTACGCCTCGAAGATGCACATGCTGGGCATGATGAACAGCATCGCGTTCACCGTGGACGAAATCACCAACGAGAAGGCCGAGGTCCTGTCCGACTACGCCTACGGTTTCACCTCCGGGCGGGGTAAGCACCGCATGGAAGCGCAGACCAACAAGCTGCGGGCCAACTCGACAACGTGGTGCAACATCACGATCACGTCGGGTAACGCCTCCGTGGTTGACGCGCTGCAGCAGCTCAAGAACACGGCCGATGGCGAACTGCGCCGCATCTTGGAAATATCCGTGCCGAAGTACACCGGCGCAACCAAGTCCGAGATTGACGCGGTGTTTGGCAAGCTCAACGACAACTACGGCGTGGCCGGCCCGCTGTTCATCCAGTTCGTGGTCAGCAACATCGACACCGTGCGGGATTCCTGCCTGAAGATGCAGGCGCAGATCGACAAGGCGCTTAATCTGGACCAGTCAGACCGTTTCTATTCGTGCATATTGGCATGTGCCTTCACCGGCGCCATGATCGCCAAGAAGCTCGGGCTGCATGACATCGACATCAAGCGTATCTACGGCTACGCACTGGAAGTGGTGACTCAGGCCAAGTCGGCATCCAAGATCGACAGCGGCGACATGCTGACTGTTGCCAAGGAAACGCTGGCTGCATTCATCAACGAGAACGTCAACAACGCACTGGTCATCAACCACCCGGCCAAGGGCGGCGTACCGGCGGCACCGATCACGATGCCAAAGGGCTCCCTCAAGCTTCGGTACGAGCCAGACACGAAAGAACTCTACATCACGGTGGCCGAGTACCGCAAGTACTTTGCAAGCCGACAGGTGGACGTGAAGGACAGTCTGGCCAAACTGGCAGCGGCGGGCATCGTCAAGTACGAGGGCAAGTCCCACACGACCCGAATCGGTGCCGGTGCGGTGGGCGGCCTGAGCGGTCTGGCGGTGCGGTGCTACGTGTTCGATGGCGCTGCGATCGGTCTTGACGAGCACTCATTCGCCGATGGGACGGCCGAAGCGTGAGTTTGTGGGCGACCCTCGGGTCGTCTCGCTCAAAGGCGTGGAGTACTTCATTGACTGGAGCCGAGTGACCCTCGGCTCCTCGTTCTTCATACCCACCGTCGCCACCGCCATACAGGTGAGGGAAGTCCTGCAGCCCATCGAGCGGCACTTGGAAATCAAGCTGACCGTACGCACCCGCGTGGAATACGGGCGGTACGGGGCTCGGGTCTGGCGCGTCGGTTAGCGGATAGCCGCCTTGGCCTCGCGCAGCCAGCCGGTCAGCTCGACCTCCATCTTGCGCAGTTCTTGCAGCTCGGCCTCGCGCTCTTCTTTCGGCATGTCCTCGGCACCCATGGGGCTGTTGAGGTACTTACGGTAGGCCCGGGTGCGCTCGAGCTGTTCCAGCGTCGAGTTGATGCCACTCTCCAGCATCAGCAGGTCAGCGTTTTTCTCGGCGTACTCTGCGGCCCGATCGAGGTCGGTCTTCAGCAGCTCGTTGAGCGTGGCGTTGGCCCGGCCAACCTTCTCGCGCTCCTCGTAGAACTCAGTCATGCGGCGGGTGCCCACCGGGTCGTACATGTAGTTCGACACCAGCGCCCATTTGTGCAGTGGGCGATCGACCCGCGTTGGGTTCAGCAGGGAGTCAGTCATGGCCACCAGCAGGCCGGCGGTCGACCCGAAGTACCCGTTCAGTGCGTTATCCACAAGAATCGGGGAGACCTTATCCACACCCACGACGTCGCGGGCGAAGTTGGCGATGGCGATTGCCAGTTCAGACGTATTGGATGCCCGGCGCATGCTGGGGTCCTGCTGCTTCTGGTAGATGCCCTCCAGTTCGCGGCCCGTGAAGAACGAGTAGTTGGTCCACGCCTCCAGCAGCGGCTTGACTGCTTGCGGCACAGGCACCGTCCGGCCGACGTACTGCTCGAACATGTAGCTCAGGGCGGTGCGGGTTGCTTCCCATGCGGTCTGCTCCTCCGGGGTACCCTGCCTGCGCATGTATTCCACCACGCGCTCGGGGACCACTTTGAACAACGCGCCCAGTTCGGTCGGCACCGGCAGCTTGAACCCGCCCGGCAGAATCCAGTTGCTGTCCCGGGTCCGCAGGTCCATTTCTTGGTAGTCCTCGTCGTCCCCGGCACCCAGCGCATACAGCGAGCTGAGCATCATCACGGTAGCGGCGCGGCTCCAGAAAAACTTGCGGGCTTGTGCCCGTCCCACCGACGAGCTGGAATCCTTGCCCGACGCTGCGCGGTACAGCACATCCATACCTTGGATGTAGGCGTTAAAGAACGGAATGGTCGTGACCATCGCCCCCACGAAGTCGCTGGCACCGCGGCGACGGAAGTTGATGAATTCCCGGGCCCGGGTCTGGGCCAGCAGTGCATCGTTGGTCTCCTTCATGGTTTGGTCGTAGATGGCCTTGCGGACTGCCAGATCGGAAGCCCGGGTGATGCCATCCAGACGGTGCATGAGGGTCTCAAACTTGCCGCGCTTCTTGTAGCCCAAGTCCTTGAGCAGCGACACGGCAGGCTTACCGGACTCGAAGTCGTATTCGCCGGTCAGGCCGAGGCGGCCGAACTCACGAACGGACGGATGCTGGATACCGCGCAGTTCTGCCAGTGCCAGCCCGCCAAAGTTGGAAAGCGACATGCGCAGCAGGGCGCCGGGGTTCTTCACACCCGAGGTCATGATGGCACGCTGCACGTCGTCCGTTACCTGCTTGAGCGCAAAGGGCGGCAGGGCCGTCACCGATTTCCGCAGCACGTTGGAGAACTTGCCGAGGTTGCGCAGCCAGCCGGCTTTGGGCGGGTTCAAGTCCTTGAACGCCAGCACGTCGTACTTGCTGGGCAGTTCCCAGTACATCATCTCCCCGCCGACATAGCCGCCGACGGTGTTCTCTTTCTGCTGGGTGCTGCGGCCCAAGAACTTGGCGTAGCCAAGGTCCTCCAAGCTGCGCAGGGTCTGCACGGTGCCGTCGGTCTTCATGGTCTGGCCGACCATCCAACCCATCGTGTTCAGGTAGTTGTCGAACACATTGCCCACCGGGCGGTTGAGCGAGCCCACCAGTTCCGGCAGCTTGCCGACCTGAGCCAGCCCCTTGTTGCTGACCTTCTTGATCTTGTTGAACCCGGAGGCAAAGTCGTCGATGCGGTCGAACGGCACGTAGCCCGCGACTGCTTTCCACTCTGCGCCCTGCTCGGGGGTCAGGCGGCCGACGGCCACCATGTTGTCCACCATCGCCAGACGAGACTCGTCCATGGCCTTGCTCATGGCTTGCAGGTCGGGGTCAGCGTTGTACTCCCGCACAAGCTGGTCAATCTCGGGGTCCTTGAGGTGCAGCAGGAAGCTCGTGTTTTGGGTCTTGTTGGCCGTGCGCATGGCGTCCAGACGCACACCTTCGAGGATACGGCTGGCAATCTGGGTGGCCCGATCGCGGTCGTAGCCGTTCTTGGCGCCCCAAGCGTCGATGAGACTGTAGACCTCTGCGGGAGGCCGCACGCCCTCTTTGCCCTGCACAACCCACAGCCCCGTGGCGGGGTCCTTGACCAGCCCGCCCACTTGGAAGAACTCCAGCAGGGTCTTGGTGTAGTCTTGTGCCTGCCGGTACAGACCCATGGGGTTGAGCTTGCCGAGACTATCGCGCACGGCGCCGTCAAACTGCTCGCGCAAGCGGTGTTCGATCGTGGCAGCAGCGTCCGCTGTCTGGGTGCGGAACTTGGTCGCGTAGTTCGGTTCGGCCGGCGACATGCTGGCCTTGAACGACGGAATCAGCGCCTTGAGTCCGGTCTTCTGGTCCGGGTCCAGCGGACCCATGCTGTCGATCAGGGACTCGGTAGAGGCAGAGACTTGGAACTGGATACGGGTGTCCTCGTCGCTGTATGCGCCAGTGTTGCCAAGCGCAGACTTGATCTGACTCGGGACTTTGAGAGCCACCCAGATTCCGCCGCCCCAATCAATTCCGTCATACCCACGCGCCCGCACAGAGTCAAATACCTCACTCTGGGCTTTCTTGTAGTTTGGAGACCGGGAGAGCTTGTTGTACTCTTCGTCAGTGAGCGTGTAGGGCTTTTCAATCTTCAAGTAGGCCGGAATAACTCGGGCCGCCGTGTTGACCTCCACGGGGCGGCCGCCCTCCCACTTGAACCCCATGCTGTCGTTCTCGACAGCGTACTGCGACGCCGCTGCCGGGTCGGTCGTAAACCACGCGCCGTTGCGCGGTACTTTGAACTTGTTAAAGTCCACGTCCTTTGAGGTGCCGGTGTACACGACCATTGGCTGGCCACCGTCCTTGACCTTTGAGTCGCCAAACCACCGTTTGAACTCGGCGCTGTTAGGGTCCACTGGCTTGATTTCGGGGGCTGCCTTGGCAAGCTTCTTGCCGGTTTGTCGCTCCACCCCACGGATGTCTTCGGCGGTCAAATCCAGCAGCTTGCCGCCCACGCGCAGCGCTTCGGACAACGCCGTGTCAGCTTTGGCGGGGATGCCCAGCAGGTCACGAACAAACGTGGTGAACTTGTCCCAAGCAGTCTGGCCCTTGTACGGGATGGACTCCATGTACTGCTGCATCTCGCGGTTCGACAGCGCCCAAACCAGAATCTCGTGCTCATCGGCCAGTGCGTTGTTGGCGCGGGCGAAGACTTTTTTCTCGAAGTCGGTGAGGCCCGCCTGCCCGTTTACGGCACGCGCGTTGAAGTGCTGGACCACGGCGTTGGCCAGTGCCAGCAGCTCGCGGGTTGCGGTACCGACTTTCGTGCCTTCCGCCGACTTATATTTCCCCAGCTCAATCGTGCCCAGCGTGGCTGCGTGTAGCAGCTCGTGCAGAATGGTCTCAGGGTTAGTTCCCGTCGATGCGCCGTTCGACGGATGGTTCAGCGTAATCTTGAGCGTAGTTGGCTTGCCGGTCTTCCGATCGCGGCGTAGCGAGGTAGCCCCCCGGGCGCCGATCAGGCGACGGCCTTCCGGCGTGACTTCCACCGGCAGGAGGTTTACCCCTGCAGCTTCCAACTGGCGCAGCTTCACCAGCACGCGCCGCGCGATGACTTTTTGGTCCGGGTCCGGTAGGTTGTCGGCTGCCCACTGCGCCACATCCAGCATGGGCTTACCCGCGATCGCTTTGAGGGTGGCTTCATCAGATGGCGTGGGGGTGGCGGCCGGCGCGACTTCTTCCGTGGGCTTTTCCTCAAACGAAAAGCTGAGTTCGCCTTGGCGCTCGTCTTTGGCGGCTTCCGGGGCTGCGGCCTCTTCGGCGGCGGGCTCCTCACGCGGGCGCTCGGCGTACTCAATCTCCTCGCGCTTGCTCATGGGGAACAGCATGGCCTGCGGCCCGCGCAGGATTTCCTTCTGGCCCTCTTCCATGCCGATCTCGGACGTGCCGATCGGCTCGTACAGCTTCTCGGGGATGGGCTGCGTTTGTTGCGCAGTAGGCGCTACCTCTGCACGGGGAGGAGCCACGCGGTCGCGGCCGGCCCGGCCTTGTTGACGAGCCAAAGCTGCCGCCATCTCAGCGGCTTCACGCTGGCGCTGGGCTTCTTCATCTTCTACTGCAGCGGGCTCGACTCCTTGAGCTTCAACTCCCGGCACAGCAGGCTGTCCAGCAGGTACCAATCCGCGTCCGACAGGTGTTGCAGGTGCTTTGGCGGGTCTGGCCACTCGGGCTCCGGGTTTAGGAACGACGGCGCCTGCAGGCTCGCTAGGAACTCCCACGCTTGGCTCACCAACTCGGGGCTCATTTCGCTGCTCAGGCGCAGGCTTTTCGGGGCGGGTCTTGGCACTTGGTTTCTCCTCAGCGAATGGCGCAGCTTGCGGGGCCAGTAGTTCTCGCAGAATTTTGGCGCGTTTGCCCTTGCCTTCGATCAGGCTCGGGTCCTTATCCACCAACTGCTGCACCTCGGCAGTGGTTTTGCCCACGACGTTCTGCTCGAACCAACCACGGGTCGTGCTGGGGGCAATCCCGGTGTTCTCCACGTCCTGCATGGTGAACGGGGTGACGGCTTCCCCACCGCGCAGCGGCAGTTTGTACTGGTACGGGCCAGTGCGCTGGTAGGGCGGCACGGGGGTGGGTGCACCGGGTTCTGCGGCGGCTTCGGTAGTCGGGGGGAGCGGCGCTGGCTCACCACCAAACAAATCGCCTTGTGTGCGAGCTTTGACCTCATCGGAGAGCGTGAGCAAATCAGGGGCGCCCGCCAGTGCGGGGAACTTTTGCGCCCCAGCTCGGTCTTGGCGGGCACGTTCGGCATCGGCTTCTGCCTGCGCTTGGCGCTCAGCAAAGCTCATCTCCTCGTAGCTGCGAATCTGGTTGGACAGGTCAGCGACTCGAGCTTTGACTTCCGGAGTCTGTGCCTGCTGCTTGAGACGTTCGCGCTCCAGATACAGCTGCTCCACTTCGCGCTGGAAGTCCAGACCGAGGTCCATCTGCCCTTCGGGGGTAGTGGCTGCCGGTTCGGCGGCGGGGGGCGTCGCTGCGGTAGCGGCAGGGGCTTTGCCCACACCCATTTCTGCGGGGGTGAACATCTCGCCTTGGGTGCCCGCAGGGGCGGTAGTTGGAGCCACAGGAGGAGCCACAGGAGGAACCGCAGGAGGAACCGCAGGGGGTTGGGTAGTCTGCGTACCCTTGGCGCGTCGGCCAAGCGCCAAATCCATGAGGCCCTGAACGATGGCGCCAGTAGCGCCGCCGTAGGCAGCGGATTCCCCAAGCCCCTCAATCAGAGCTTGGTCGGGTTTGTAAACGCCTTTGGCAATCAGGTTCTGGGCAAAGTTCGACGCGGCTTCCTGTGCGGCTTCTTCGCCCCCTGCAACCAGTGCGCGCTTGACCATCTCTACCCCAGCGGACTTGGCGGCAGTGGGGATGCGAGACAGGATGGCGAAGGGCGGGAATGCCTCAAGCGCGCCGGGGATGGTGCCTAGAGCCGTGGCAGTGCCGCGTTGGTCAGCGGTAGCGCCCTCACGCTCCGCCCGGGTACGGGCTTCGCCAGCGCCAGCACCGACGCCAAGACCGACAGCCGCAGCGCGGCCAGCCAAACCCAACGGACCCGCCAACAGAAACGGGGCGGTCGACCCGACAGCCTCGCTGAGCTTGCGGGCAACGGACTCTTCATACCCGGGAGCTGCTGCAAAGGGTGCCTTGGCGGCACCGGCCACAGACGCGATCTTCTCGCGTGCGGCTTTCTCCATGTCTTCGGGCAGCAGCGCCGAAGCGCCGGTAGCGGCAGACTCCAGCAGGCCAACCGCGCCGGGAACCAGACCTTTGAAGGCTTCTTTGACTTGGCCCCCGATGGTGGTTTGGGGGGCAAACTGGGGGAACTGCTGGCGAATTACCTCGGCAGCTTTGTCCTTGGGAACCTCGTCGGGGAATTCAACAGTCCGTCCGTCGGGCAAAGCTACTCTGTACGCCATCTGCTACCTCATTCAATCTTCCCCGTTTTGGGGTTGTACTTCAGGGTGGTTCCGCCGAGGCTTTCCGCGCCGGGGGCTGGGCCGATTGTACGGCCCTCTGCTGCTGCCATCAATCGTTCGGTCTCCCGGGCGGTCAAGATATCAAGCAGTCCCGGATTTTTACGCGCCTCCATCTGCAGCCGCATATTGGTCTTCAGCTCGTTCTGCACGTTGTCTTTCGCCTTGTTGGCGATTTCCGCGCGCTGCGCCGGCGTCATAGTAGTCCGCCCTTCGCCGCGGGCGTCCGCGGCGTACCGCGATGCGGCAGCGTTGATATTGGCCACCTTAATCTGGTTTGCCAGTGTCTCTTGCTGCCGACGATCCAGCCCCATTTCAGTGGCGGTCTCTTTGGCGATCTCGGCCATACGCTTAGCGCCGGATTCACCACTTGCGTACAGCTCTTTGTTGTAAGCTCGGTCGGCATCAATTTTCTTCTGCGCGACGTCGATAGCCTGCTTGGTCAGTTCAAATTGCTGCGACTTGCGCTCTTTGTTCAGGGCATCCAGCGCCACGGCACCGGCGGTGCCGGCTTCGCCAACTGTGCGGCGCGGGCCAGCGGCGGCGATCTGCTGCATGTACTCGGCAAACCCTTCAAAGCCGGGCTTGGGCGCGTCGAACTGCTTCTTGCGGCCCTCCAGTTCGGCCATCAGGCGGTCATATTGCGACGTGTCGGGGCGCGGAATGAACTTGCCATACCGATCCATTTCTTTGTTGCGCGCACCCTCGACCAGCGCTTCGCGCTCACCGACCAGATCGGCAAGTGACTTGGCAACCGCAGGGGCGGCCGGTGTGCTCTGGGTAACGGGGGCGGCGGCACGGGGGGTAGTAGGCGGCGGTTCGCGCCGAGGACTGGTCGGAGCAGCCGGTGTGCCAAGTTCCGGAGCGGCAGAACGCAGTCCCGCGTCCGCGCGGTTGAGCGCGTCGCGGTTGTCTTGCCGAACGGCTTGAGTAGCTGCTGCGGCTTCCTCCCGCGCAAGTGCCGGGTCACTCACCAACTTTCGGAACATGCGGACTGGGTCAGGTACAAACCGGTCAATAAATCGCCCGAGCCCCCGCATTTGGTCTCCGTATGAAGTTGTATTGCCTTCTTCGGCCTCAATCCGCGCCAAACGTTCCGCGCGCTCGCGTTCGGCTTGCTCCCGACTTTCGCGGTAGTAGCGATCAGCGGCTGTCTCATACCGACGTACGGAGTCGCCGTCCGAGAACGCCACGATGCCGCCACCAGCAAACTCCATGTCTACCGGCAGCTCATCAATACCTTGCGGTTGGGCTTGGGCAAACTGCGTGCCCTCCGGGATTCCCTGATCCGGCTGGCGTTGCGCCAGCGCGGCGAGGCCTTGCTGCTGACGCTGCTCTTGCAGCAGTTTTGCCTGCATCTTCTGCTTGGCCTGCTGTTGGATCGACTGCGCAACCGTAGGCGGCTCCTGCCCGGCAGGCGCCATGCTGTTCAAGGCGTTCATTGCCTGCTGCCGCTTGGCGGCATCTGCTTCGTTGGTGACGATGTTGAGCGCCATCAGCTTCTTGAGGTCCGGCGGCATGCCGGGCTTGGCCTGCTGCTCTTTTTGAATCTTCTGCTGGAGGGCCCCCGGATTGCCCGTGTACAGCGAAGCGATGCCCTGTGCGCTGGGTTGCATTTGCATGATCTATTCCTTATCAGCCCGGAGTGATGCCCAAAGACTTGAGTGCATTTTGCAGCGTGGTCAGGTTGCCTGCAAACTGCGTGAGGTTGTTGGTCGGCGTTTGGTTGTACGTAGTTGCGGCCAACGGCAGCCCGCTGAGCAGCGACTGCTGGAACTGCACCATCTTGTACGGGTTGAGCCGCGCCTCTTCAAACTGCGCTTTCTCGGCAGCGGTGGCTTCGGACTCGATACCGCGTTGAGCAGCGCCCACTTCGGCCAGAGCTTTGAGCCCGGCAAGGTCGGCCTGCTGCTGCGTTGCGCCGAGTTGGCCTTGTGCCTGCGCAGCCTGCGTAGCACCTTGCAGTCCTTGGAGTCCGAGCGTAGAGCCGAACTGGGCTTCCTGCACCTTGCGCTGCTGGTCGGCGTTGAACTGAGCCATGGCCTTGTCGTACGCAGTGGCGTAGCCTTGACCGAGAGTCTTGTTCTGCTCAGCGAGCAGGTTACGGGCGGCTTCGGACTCCATGATGGCCTGCCGCGAGCCGCCATAAGCGCCCGACTTGGTGAACTGGCCAAGTCCTTGCAGGTTATTGATCTTTGCCTGACGGCGCATCTCTTCCATCTGCGGGTTGAGCGCAGCGGAGAGGTACGGGTTCATGTACTGCTGGGCCACGGGCGCAGTAAAGTCCGACCCCACGGCGTTGTACTTCAGATTCTGGAATGCGTCAGCAACATTCCCAGCAGTGGTAGCGGCGTTGCCGATGGCCGTAGGGGTATTGATATCCGCAGCCTTGCCAAATGCCTGCGTTTGCAGGGCAGAAGGACCCGCGGTCAGCGGGCCGCTGTATTGCTCAAACGGCATCTCAGACAGCGCTTGACCCTTTGCCAACATGTCCGTCACATACGGACCCGCCCAGTTGGCCAGACTTTCTTCAGTGCCGGTCACGCCCGCAGCGGCAGCAGCGCCAACACCCGTAGTGCCCCCAGTAACGTAGCGCTTGACTTCGCCGCCCGGCATGAACTTGTTGGGGTCGATTTGGCGACCTTGTTCCGTGGTTCCAGTACGGGCCTTGCGAATGCGCTCCATCATGTCGCGCAGTTTCTTTGCGCCTTTGGCTTGGTCGCCATTGCCAATACGGGCTACTTTCTCTGGGCTCAAGTAAGCCTCCTCGTGCGCCACGAGCGCTTTTTCTTTGCCGTCGATCGACGTGGGGATGGAGTCGCTCATGCCGTCGCCAGCACCTTTGATGGGGGTAGCGCCCAGCTTGGATGCCAGCGCTTTGAGCCCAGCATCGCTGGAGCCGTTGCCAAAGTGGGATACCACGTCCGCAGGGATGATGAACCCACCAGCTTTGAGGCCGCCACCAGCGGCTTTGGGTGTGAATGCGACGTTGCCACTGATACGCTTGCCCGGCTCCGGAGCCTGCCGAGTCGCGGTGTAGCGCGGGATACCGCCTTGGTATCCAGATGGCTGGGTGCGCTGGTTAGATTGAGTGGCCCCGTACAAACCGTAAATCAGGGGGAGAATTTTGGCGTAGTCGAGCTGCCCCGAGGACGTTTTTGTCAGCTTGTCGAATAGACCCTTAAGACTCGTGACGCCGCCGCTGCCGCCGGTCACAGAAGCATTGATAGGGCTACCGCCCCCACCTTGGGTAGATTCCGCAGTGGGGTAGTTTTGGCCTTCGTTGGAGTAGTCCGCACTGGGCAAGGTGCTCAGGTCCGGTACGTCGATGCTGCCGTACTTGACATCAATATCACCAATGTCGGACCAAAAATTATTGTCAAAGTAAGACGAGACATCCGCCGGGCTCCAACCACCGCCAACGTCAATGTTGTCAAAATCATCCATATCAGTTCCTCAGAAGTTGGAGCAGCTCATCGACGCTACCGCCGTCAGAAAATTGCAGTTTGGTGCCAAAAATGTCGCCATAACCCAGCTCTTCGAAAGATTTTACTTCGGCGGGTTCGATTTGGGTAGGTTGTTGCGCCGGGGCCTGCTGGCCGCCCATACCGGACATCATCAGCATGTTCAGCAGGTTGTTGTAGTCGGACTGCTGTTTTTGCTGGGCCAGCTGGGTTTGCAGGGCAGTCGCCTGATCCTGCTGGGCCTTTTGTAGCGCGGCGGTTTGCTCCTGCTGGGCCTTGGCTTGCGCTTGCGATTGGGTCTGGAAAGCACGGCCCCATGTCTTGAACAAGTTGCCAAAGTTCGCGCCCTGCTGCTGGATTTGTGTGGTTAGTTCCTCTTCGGTGGTGCCCAGCTCATCCAGCAATTCTTGCCGGGTCAGCCCAAGCTCATCCGCCAGCGCATCCACGTTGCCTTGGACGTCTTCGATTTGGCCGCCAAGCTCCTCGCCTTGGGTCTCAATGAGGTTGCCCAGCTCGTCAACATTGGCCTGCACCCCACCGATCTGAGTCTTGAGTTCATCTTCAGTGGTTCCGATCTGGTCCAACAACTCTTGGCGGGTTAGCCCGAGTTCGTCCGCCAAGGCGTCTACGTTATCCTGCACGCCACCAATCTGCGCGCCGAGTTCTTTTTCCGTTTCTGCCAGTTGGCCAGTAAACTCTTCCCCCTGAGCTGCGAGCTGCGCCAGCAGTTCATCTTCAGTAGTCCCGAGCTGGTCCAACAGTTCTTGGCGGGTCAGCCCAAGCTGGTCCGCCAGCGCATCAACGTTGTCTTGAACCCCGCCAATTTGCGAGCTCAGCCCTGCTTCAGTCTCTGCCAGTTGGCCAGCAAAATCTTCCCCCTGCGCGGCAAGCTGCGCCCGCAGTTCTTCTTCAGTTGTACCCAACTGATCCAGCAGTTCCTGCCGTGTCAGGCCGAGCTGGTCTGCAAGGGCGTCGACGTTATCCTGCACGCCGCCGATCTGCGTGCTAAGCCCTTCTTCAGTCTCAGCCAGCTGTTTGACAAAGTCTTCACCTTGAGCCGCAATCTGACCCTTCAGCTCGTCTTCAGTGACTCCCAGCTCCTTGAGCAGGTCATCCTTCGTCAGCCCAAGCTGGTCCGCAAGCCTATCGACCTCATCCTGCACTCCACCGATCTGCGAGCCGAGCTCGCTGCCTTGAGCCGCAATCTGACCCTTCAGCTCGTCTTCAGTGA